GTTTTTAGATACTTAGGCATCTGGTTTCTCCTGTGAGTTTAGTTTGTTAATCATTTCACTTGCCTTTGCGATTTGCAACTGCAACTGTGCAATACGAGTTTTCTTCTTGTCATCTCGCATTTGATCTACCGCTTTGGCAGAATCTGGTTTATTTGGTTCTTCTTCTTCTTTGAGTTGAGACTTATCTACTTTGTCACCAATACTTTGTGCAGTTTTAAGTCTTGCCATTTTTAGTGGTGCAACATCTTTGAATCTCTTTTCAAGACTTTTGCGATCCAACCTCAAATCTCTCTCATCACTGCCCATTGAATAGATTTTCATATCTGTTCCAACAAGAGCATATGTCATCTTTGGTGCTTTTTCGTCCAGTTCAGTTTCTTCATTCTTTGCATTTCTATGTTTGTATGCAATTGTAGATAGATACTCGCCAGGCTTTGAGTTTGGATACATTTTTTGGAAAGTATCTGGATCATTTCTACCAATAATATCCAAGATTGCTTCCAATGGTTCTGTATCTAGATTACTGATAAAGTCTTTAAGTTTCTTTCTTGACTGCATATCAGATGCCTGAACATACATTGCTCTTGCCTTTTGGAAATCACTCTTGTCTAGTCCACCAGATTTGATAAGTGCGTCCAATGCCTTTGCGGCCTTTTCTTGTGGACGAATATCTTTGAATGAACCAGGCTTATATGCCATCTCATCTAGTTTACCACCAGCATCTGTGAATGCAGCGATTGCCATTTTCTGTCTATCTTCGTCAGATTTACCAGCAAACTGTGGTGCGTCTGATTTTTGGAAATCTGTAATCCATGCACCCAAACCATCAGAGACTTTTAATTTCTCTGCAAGTTCATGTGCGGCTTCTTTGATATCATCAATAGATGCACCCATATCACCGATAGCAAATGTTACCTTACCATCTCTCTTGTATAGGAACTTCTTGACTGCCTTCTCATTACCTTTAGTGACTAGAGTAATCTTTTCAACTCTGCCTTTGTTTACTGTGTTCTTTGATTTCACAATATACTCTACAAAGTCTGTACCTTTACTGATTGTGGAACTAGTTTTTAGTTTAACGGTATCGCCTCTTTTTAGTTTATCAAAAACCTTGTTCAGTTTTGGATCATCCATTTTAAGTTCATTAAGATCAAGTTCCACTGATTCATCAAGGTCTTGTTTTAACTTTGCAATGATTTCTTTAATCTTCATTTTTGCAAAACCCATGCCTGGCGTTTTCTTTTTCTTACGTTCTAATGACTTTAACATATCTTCATAATGTTTAATCATGTCTGGAATTTCTTTATCTTCATCAAGTTCAACTTCTTCCACCTGTGTGTCAAGGTAATCTGCCATACCATCAATTTTATCAACTGCGATTGCAACTTTATTTGTCCACCATGAGGGTAGTGAATCTTCATCATTCAGTTTACCAAGTTCCATTTCCATTTTCTGCAATGCAGTCATGGCAACCTTAACTTGATTCTTCGCAGACGCAACATCTGTATGTCCATCTTCTTGAATATCTTCATTCTGTCTTTTTAGAACTGCTGCAACCTGTGGATGATCAGACAATCCCTTTTTAATCTTTTCAATTGCATTAACAGCACCTGTCATATTACCACCAGCATATCTTTTATCTGATGCAATACCAATTGCCATTTTAATTTGTTTTGAAGAGAACCCCTCACGAATCTCTTGCAGGGCCTCTGTTATAGTTGAGCTATATCTAGTCATTTTTTTCTTCCCATATTTTTACAACAAGTTTCCCTGTTCCTTTTATTAATCTGTGATACTCCATCTCTGGAATAACGTATATTTTACCTCGTTCTAGTTCCACTGGTTTCTTGTTATCAAGTTGTAACTGCCAACCAGTTCCTTCTAAAACAGTGACTTCTCTAGTATGTTTATCTCTATGCCATACCAGTTCACTACTGTCAACTTCCTCATCAAACCTTCTGATAATCATATCATTATCATAAGATTGGGTGTATGGTTTACCAGAAGAAATTGCCACCACCACTCAAACCAAGTTGTTTGGCATACCTTGGAAGATTACAACTCCAATATCCAGCCTTGGTTTTGTCCTTTTGATTTTCACAATCGTGACGAGCAGCAAAACTCTTTCTTGCTTCCTTGTCATTCAACTTGACTTTCAGTCCAGTTGTATCGCCGAATGTGACTTTTTTGACATTACCTGTTGATGGATCTTTGACGTACACATAGTACTTCTTTGGCCCACCAACTTTTGGTTTGTTTAGTTCTACATCTTTTTCTTCAACCATCATAGGGCAGTCCAGTGGAACGTGTTCCCCTTGATACATATCATACTTTCCAAGATCACCTTCCATCAGTTCTTTATCAAAACCTACTGGATTGTAGACACCAATATTATAGGCATCTCTCTTCTCTTGGAAAAACTCAAAATACTTTTCAGACCCTACACGATATACGTTAGACTCAATTAGACTTGAAGTCTCACATTCATTACAACAATCTGATGTTCCACAGTTCAGATGTTCCTTGAACGAGAACTTCTTTACTTCCTGTCCTGGCGTCATTTGTTGTCTCACTTCTCTATATGCATCTGTACCAATTTCACGAGGATCTTCTTCGATATCAGTTTCAGCTGCAACTCTCGTCTTTGGGGTTTTATTCATATTTTTTAGTCTGTCTTTTGCCAACACAGCACTCTTGCCTGTTGCAACTTTTAGATTTGAAAGTTTCTTGTCTTTTTTAAATGCCTCTTCCACATCTTCAGACTTGCCCTTGTGTTGTTTCCACAAGTCTGCATCGGCAGTAGTTCTTGTCTTACCGCCAGAAATAAATGAGTTTACTCTTGCATGACCCCATTGAACAGCAGTTGTGCCTGGGCGATGTCCACCCTTCCATGCTGCAACACCTCTATCAAAAACCTTCTTCAGAATGCCTAGTGAAATACCAGAAGCATCTGCCTTTTTCTGTAATGACTTTGTTGCACTCTCTTTATATAAATCTGGGAACAACTTCTTCATCTTGTTTGTATACTTTGATGGTTTAGTCTTTGCAGTTGCATCGCCAGGGGCAGGTTTATATGCATTAGGATCATCGTCATCCTTTGCGGCCTGTTTTCTGAAATGTGCATCTCTTTTGTCTTTAGTAGACTTTGCCATCTCATCACCCTCAGCATCTTTTGCAAAATACTTAGCAGGCTGAGTACCCTTCTTGTCTTTAATATCTTTGTCTTGTTTCTCATCAACTGGAACACAATTAGGAACTTGTTTTCCGTTCTTATCCTTCATTCCAACTTGTTTAAATCCAGGCCAACAATCTTCTGCAAGTTGAATTTCATACAACCACTTCTTATGGGTTGTTCCATCTTCCTCTGCAAAGGTTAGATAGTTAGTGCCTCTACGAATAATTTTACCAGTTACACCAGTATATGTATCTGTAACTTCTTCACCAATGTTTAAAACTTCTCCACGAACATACATATCACGAATAACATCTTCTTCAGTCATAACGTAGTTTAAACCGTTGAATGATTCACGAATGCCCATAAACTTACGAACATCTTTAAATAGTGACATTCCTTGATTAAAACCTTTTGGAAGTCCAAGTTTGAATTGGTCAAAATCATTTGTAGAAGCAGCTGCTCTCATCTTAGATGCAGACATTCCAGTAACACCTTCTGCATCTGGGTCACGCTCACCAGCAGAGACTACTTCGATGTTGTCAAAACCATAATATCCATGTCTTGCTTCAACACCATTATACTTGTTCAATAGAGAATCGAACTCTGCAACTCTATCTGAACCAACAACCATTACGATTGATTTGTGTCCTTTGTTGTGTAGTGAGACTGCAATCTCAAACACATTTCTTGCTTTATCTACAACAATGTTCCGTGAATGTTTTGGGAACATCTTTTTCATATATGCAACTTTCTTTGCATATGGTAATGGGTCTTTCTTTGCGTTTTCAGAATGAGAAGCAAACACATAGTAAGGTGCGCCAGGGTTCTTCTTTGCCTGTGTCG